ACACCGCCATGAGCGCCGCCGGATTCCAGCGGGCATTTTCACACGACCTGTTTGAGCCTGACACAGGCATCCATCACAAGACCATGCGCTACAAAGCGCTCTGCACCCAAGACGGAATATTATATCAATAAAGGAGAATACCATGCCGAAAGTTAAAGCATTAGGCACTACCATCACATTCAACGCCAAGGCCATCGGGGGCCTCAGTTCCATCGGCGATCTGGCCGTCAGTTCCGATGACATTGACGTTACCACACTCGATTCCGCCAACGGGTGGAAAGAGTACATCCAGGGCCTCAAAGACGGCGGAGAAGTGCCGCTCAAGGGCCTTCTGGTCAAGACCGATGTGGGCCAGATCGAGACGAGAACCGGCTTCAATTCGGGCGATGTTGACGCCACTGTGATCACTTTCCCCGACGCAACGGCGGCCAGTTTCAACGCATACGTTAAAGGCTTCGGGTTCGGAGCGGCCGAAGTAACCGGAGCGGTTGGCTATAATGCCACGCTGCGCATCACTGGGCCTGTCACTGTGACCTAAGGAGCCGATATGAAAAAAGTAAAGTCTTTAGGCACATCACTGTCATACCTGCCCTCCTATGACAGTGTGGCAAGCATCATCGCTGTCGGTTCGCTCACATCCATCGGAGAAATAGCGTGCGGCAGTGATGATATCGACGTTACCACCCTTGATTCGCTTGATGGATGGAAAGAATTCATTCAGGGATCAAAAGAAATGGATGAATTGCCGCTCAAAGGCTTTCACAACTCTGATGCCGCCGGGCAGGCAGAAATGCGTTCGCTCTTTGATTCCGGCGCGTTCGGCTATTTCTGGGTGACGTTCCCCGATCAAACCGTTGTAGCGTTTACCGCCTATGTCAATAAGCACGCCATTGGCGCTCCTGATGTTAATGGTGCGGTTAGTTTTGGCTGTGCGCTAAAGGTTGTCGGAGAAGCGCAGGTCATCAGCACGGCCTACGATGTGGACGGAGATGTACTGGACGCCACCGCATCGGCTCTGGTTGGCACTCCTGCGTATCAGTGGTACAGCAATGACGCCAAGAACTACGAAACGCCAACAATCATCTCCGGGGCCACGTCGGCCACCTACGACACCACCGGGACGCCAGGGTACTATTTCTGCGTTGTGACGGTGCCAAATTACCGGGCAGTCAACAGTCAGATATTCACGGTTGTTTGATAACGCCCCTCTTCGGAGGGGCTTCTTTTGGAGGGGATATGAAATCAATAGAGATCGGCGGTAAAGAGTACCGCATTGAGTACGACATCAATTCAGGCTGTGACATGGAGGATAAGGCCGGGGAGCCGTTTGGCGATGTGATCAATTCCGTCATTCGCAAGCACAACCTGCGGAGCATCCGCGTGATGTTCTGGGGCGGCCTGAGAAAGAATTACCCTGACCTGACCCTCTCGAACGCCGCTGACCTGATCGCCATTCATGGCAACTGGCCGGACCTGACCAACACCTGCATCGACGAGATGAGGGCGGCGGGTTTTTTCGGCAAGGCGGCGGAGAAGCCGCCGATCAAGAAGAAGTAACAGAGAGCATCCGGGCGGTCTACACCAAACTCATCAACGGAGCGTTTGAGGCCGGTATAAGCGACGCCTGGGCCTTCTGGCGCATGACCCCTGCGGAGATCAAGGGCCGAATCAAAGCGCGTGAAATCGCCCAAAAACAGGCCATGCTGGACGCTGATTTGATGGCCTGGATGATTGGGCACTATGCGGCGTTTGGCTTCCATGATCCGAAAAACTACCCGAAATCAGCGCACATTATTCAGCGCGACATGACGCTGGATGATGTTGAAATGGAGCCGGATGACATGAAGGACGCGCTGACGATATTCGCCCAGACGCACAACGCCGTGGAAGGAGCAAGGCATGGCAATCACACTTGAAGAACTCGAAATCAAATTCACGGCGCAGACAAGCAGCCTAAACAGTCAGCTCAGCGGGGTTAAAAACCAGCTGACCGGGCTTGAGGGCACCGCGAACAAGGCTCAATCCGCCGTCGCGGCAATGATTAAGGGCGGCCTTATTGCCGCTGCCGTCATGGCTGGCCGCGAACTGGTCAAGGTCGGCAAAGAATCGCTCGACATGGCGAATGATGTCGTCGAATCCGAACAGTTGTTTTCGGTATCGATGGGCAATATGGAGGCATCGGCGAGGGCGTGGTCTGAAAGCCTGTCCGCGTCGCTTGGTTTAAACGCTTACGACCTGCGTAAAAACGTCGGTATGCTCAATGTTATGTTTGACAGCATGGGAGCGGGCGAGCAGGAAGCCTATGATATGTCCACAAGCATGGTCGAGCTGGCCAACGACATGGCGAGCTTTTACAACCTGTCCACAACTGAGGCTTTTGACAAGCTCCGGGCGGGTATTACGGGAGAAACGGAACCCCTGAAGCGCCTCGGCATCCTCGTGGACGAAAACACCATCAAGCAGTACGCCATGAAGAACGGCATCAGCGCCACCGGGAAGGAGCTCACCCAGCAGCAGAAACTCCAGGCCCGATACGGCGCGATCATGGAGCAGACCGCTAAGGCACAGGGCGACCTGGCCCGCACGATGGACAGCCCGACCAACCAGCTCAGGCGGCTCAATGCCGAATTTGATATGGCGAAAATCGCTCTGGGGCAAGCGCTGCAGCCCGCTCTGATTGCGGTGCTGCCACATGTGACGAATTTTGCCACCGGATTGACGCGGATGCTCAAGGGCGGCAATGGAGACCCGCTTAGTGGCACAATCAACAGTCTGGCAAACGCAACGGCGGCAATCAAATCGCGCGTCGATACGTCAATCGTTGACATCGTTGCTGAAATCGCCCGGCTGCAGGTGGGTACAGAAACAGCCGTTGGAGGCTATATACAGGCCGCGTCAGAATCGCGGGATTTATATATCAACATCAGCCTCAAGCCGCAAAACACCGTTTATCAGAGAATAAACAGCATCTTCGCGGAACTGGACAGCAAGATCAACACAGCGGCAACGCTGGCCCTCATGGATGGGGTCAAGGCTCAACTCGACATCATCCTGCAGGACGGGGTGGTCACCGGCCCTGAGCGCCAAAGTCTGTTCGCTTACCTGACAGTAACCGAGGCGAAGCTCAAAAAGGAAGCCGATGAAAAACTCAAGGCGATACAGGCAAAAGCGAAGTATGAGCTAAGCACGGGCAAAATAGACTTGCCTACGGCTGACCAGATGCTGATAGACGCTCAGACCGAGTATGACACGAGCATTGGCGTGATTGAGGGTCTCATTGCTCAGGCGAAAGCCGAGGCCAATATAACCGACTGGACCGCCAGCACCATTTCGGCGGATGACCGGACAAAGATGACCGACGCGATTAACAAAGAGATAGCCGCGGGTGATGCCTTGCTTGTTTCGGCGAACGCGCAGGTTCAGACGCTTTTCGATGGGTCCTCACTGGAGCAAGCCGTGCTTGAAATGTATGGCGACCTGACGACGCAAATCAACAATAACAACGCTGATATCAATAAATTGCTTACCGCATGGCTTGAAGAGGATGACGGCACGGCTCTCGAAAAAGCAATGGCCATACGGGAACAGAACAAGAAACTGCTGGCAATCGCAACCGGCGGGCTGGATTCAGAGGGCAAGATAAACAAGGCTCTTCTGGCGATCGGCGGCGCTACACCGGAAGAAATCACCAACTTTACCAAGGGCTACGACGAAATATTCGGCTCAATGACGGAGGGGTACACCGAGCGAGGCAAAGATCGAGAAAACGTCCTATACAATATGCCTGATAGTTATTTTACTAAACAGGGCAAAACCCGGAAGCAGATGATTGACGAGAATACTGCCGAAACCAATGCCGCTGTGGCCAATGCCAATACGATGTTGTTGAAGTCCGTCACAGACGCTTTGGGGCCTCAAATCGGCAAAATATTGAATGACCCCAATGCCGGTTACGCTCAAACTCTCGATATGGCAATCGCTATCGACGACCTGCTCAGGGGCATCGACATAAAGGGATTGGACGCGGCCGGCGCTGAGCAATACGACGCCCTGAAAAAGATGCTCAGTGACCTTGACACGCTCATGGTGTGGCAGCAAAACAGAGACGCCATGCCATTCCCCGGCTCAACCAACTCCGTCAACCCCTGGCAGACTGGCTACGTCCCTGACGGCCCGGCACCTAAAGGCATCAATCCCTGGCAGACCGGCGCTGTGCCTGAAATAACGATTGACAGGCCGAGGTTGACGGTGCAGGACTTTCTCCTCGGCCCCGGCCAGAGGATGCAGCAGTTCGAATCAAGCCTTGCCGTTTCAATCGCACCGCTGACCATCAACACCGCCATCGAACTTGACGGCACGACGCTCGGCAGGGCGACCATCACAGCGCAGCAGACCGTCGTCAAAAACACAGGCGGCGGCAAGGGAGTACCCGCCACCGTATTACCTTGGTAAGGAGGCTATATGTTTTCACTGGCAGGCACCACGGTTCGCACACCATCCTCTCTGAGGGTGGTTTTTTCAAATATCGCAAAAATCGATCAGAACGCGGCGGGCCTGACGGTGATGGACAGACTGGCCCGCAAACGGCGGCTTGAGGTCGAGTGGAGGTATCTGACCAACGCCCAAATGACCTTGATCGCCGGGAAAGTGACTGCGCCGTTTTTCACCGTGACCTATTTTGACCCCGAATCCGGAGCGAAAACCATCAC